GGACAAAGCTCATGTGTTCTGAAGTTCAGAGCACGCGGGTGTGTAAGACTTGCGGGGTTGAGAAACCCCTCGACAAGAAGCACTTCTACTGGCGATCAGACAGCCAGACGTTCCGCAAGGAATGCAAGACGTGCTGGCAAGAAAAGCAGCTTATCGCAAAGCTCGGTGTGGACTTCAAAGCCTACCACCAGCTGCTTAAGGCCCAAGGCCACCGCTGCAAAATCTGCCAAACAAAACTAGAAAGCTCCCGTTACAGCAAGTTCGCTGTAGACCACTGCCACAAGTCTGGCAGGGTGAGAGGCCTTTTGTGTACCAACTGCAACACTGCGATTGGCCTCATGAAGGACAGCGTGGAGCGTCTAACGTCGGCGATCAAGTACCTTACGCATTACTCGCGTGAAGATATAGTCTAACCTGCATAGCAATATGCAGCCCCATGGCTGAGAGTGTTGCGCCTCTCAGTAAATACCCAGAAATCTGCTCAATTCCCGTCCATCGGCGGCAAGGTGGCTAACTACCACACCCCGGGCACGATGATCACGGGCCCGCCGGGTAACCTGGCCGAGACGCTGATCACCATCGTCGACTTCCTGGAAAGCTCCTCGTCGATCGCGGAGATCGACCAGGCGATGGCACACTTCGACTACCGCCAGCCGTTCTCGACCGAAGACGGTCGCGCAATCGCCCGTGCCTACGACGACAACGTCGCCCGTGTCGGCCTCCAGGCTGCCATGAACCTGACGTCGCGTTTTGCCGGCACCGGCGACATCTATGAAGCGAAGCCTGTCGGCTTCATCGCCGCCCGCGCCAATACCGATACCAGCGCCGCTGCTCTCACGGCATCGCTCCTGGCCATCGGTGTGAACTTCGACGAGAAGGACATCCCCGAGGCTGACCGGAACTACTTCATCCGGCCGGCACAGCATGCCCTCCTGGCTGCTGACCCGGAGACCATCTCGGCCGACTACGGCTCCGCAGGTGACATCAAGAACACCTCGGCGCTGCGCCAGCTGCTGGGCTTCAACCTCGTGAAGACCAACCGTCTGCCCGGCACGAACGTCACCGGCACGTACAACAACAAGTACAACGTCGACGCACGTAACGTCGTTGGCCTGGCGATGCTCCCGGGCGCAGTCGGTACCCTGAAGGTCCGTGACCTCTCGGTCGGCATGACCGGCGAAGACTACAAGGTGACGCACAACGCCACCCTGGTCTCCTCGAAGCTGCTGGTCGGCCACGGTGAGCTTCGTCCGGAGCTGGCGGGTGTGACGCGTACCGGCGCGCCGGCGTAATCCACAACCATCCACTCATGGGGGTCTCAAGCAAGTCTTGGGGCCCCCTTTTTTTCGTCCAATGCACGCCTACGGGGAAGCGCACAGCGCACGCTGCAGGACGCCGAAAGGAATATCATGAACACTGATCCACTCACCGAACTCGACGCGGTGAACATCCTCCTGGAGAACGACGGCGAAGCGCCGGTGGCCTCCCTCGACGAGGACGGCTTCGCAGACGTCGGGAAGGCCCAGCGGGTGCTTCGAGAAGTCTCCCGAACCGTCCAGACCGACGGGTGGGCCTTCAACACCGACTTCGACCGTAAATTCACGCCGAATGTCGATAACGAGATCTCGCTCCCCTCTGACACTCTCTATGTCCGGACCGCTTACACATCGGCGGGCCTTAGGCTCGTCGAGCGGGGCCGGAAGCTCTACAACCTGGACACCAACAGCTACACATTCAGCCAGCCGGTCTACTTGGACATCTGCCAGATGCTCGACTATGGCGCCCTGCCCGCTGCCGCGCGTCACTACGTCGCCGTCCGCTCCGCCCGGGTTTACCAGGCGCGAGGGGCTGGCGCGCCGCAGCAGAACGCCTTGACGCTGGAGGACGAGACCCGAGCCGAGGCGGCGATGAAACGCGCAGACCTTCGCGCCCGTCCCCGCGGCTTCTTCCGGAACCCCCTAGAGGCCCGCAAGCTGATCCGGAGGCCGATGTAATGGCTCTCGTGAACCAGCCGATCCCTAACCTCTACGGCGGCGTCAGCCAGCAACCTCCCCAGGCGCGCTTTATCAACCAGCTGACCTCCATGACGAACTGCTCAGCCGATCCGGTGGAGGGCCTGCAGAAGCGCCCACCGACCGAACACGTCCGCCGCCTGATCGACGAGGTCTATGCCGAAGGCGCTGCGGTGTTCCCTGTCGACCGTGATCCGGACAACCGCTATATCGCTGTGGTCCGCTCGGGGCGCGTCCAGGTGTTCGACGTCAACGATGGCACCGAGAAGACGGTCCTTAACGCCACGAACACCTACCTCGACACGGCCACCCCTGCGACGTCCTTCCGTGCCCTCACGGTCGCTGATTACACCTTCCTGGTGAACCGCGATGTGACTGTCCAGAAGACGGCCGCGGTGGCCCCTACGCGCCCCTATGAAGGCATCGTCTTCGTGCGGGCAGGGAACTACGGCAAGGACTACTCGATTACCATCCGCAATGACGCGGGCGCCATCCTCGACACGGCGACATACACGACCCCCCGTGGCGACGACCCATCGCATATCGACAGCATCGACACGGCCCACATCGCCAGCTCGCTGTTCTCCGGCATCGCGGGCGTGGGCATCGAGAAGAAGCTGGTCGGCTCAGTGATCTACCTCTGGTCCGATACGGTCGACTTCTCGGTCGATGTGGAAGACGGCCAAGGCCGGCAGGCCATGAAGACCTTCATCGGCGAGGTCCAGCGCTTCACCGACCTCCCTGAGGCGGCCGAAGAGGGCCTGGTCCTCAAGGTCGTCGGCGACCAGACGTCCGGCTTTGACGACTACTGGGTGCGGTTCAACGGCAAGGTCTGGGAGGAGACGATCCAGCCCGGCCTGGAGACTTCCCTCGATCCTGCGACGCTGCCTGTGGCCATCGTCCGGCAGCCGGACACGACCTTCGAGCTGATCCAGCTCCCGTGGGTCGACCGCTCCGTCGGCGATGACGATAGCGCCCCTTTCCCTTCGATTACCGGCCTCAAGCTGTCCGCCTTGTTCTATTTCCGGAACCGCCTCGGGTTCTTAGCGGACGAAAATGTCCTGTTGTCTCAGGCGGGGGACTATTTCAACCTCTTCCCGACCACCGTGACGCAAGTCCTGGATGGCGACCCAATCGACCTTGGTGTCGGCGACGCGTCTGGCGAGAGTTCCCCCGTGTCCCTGCTGGAGCATGCGGTCGCCTTTGACCGGAAACTCGTGCTGTTCGCTCGGAACGCTCAGTTCATCCTCGACGCTGACGGCGTCCTCACGCCTTCAACCGCCAGGGTTGACCCGGTGACCAGCTTCCAGGCATCCGCAAGGTGCCGGCCGGTGACCGCAGGCCGCTTCATCTACTTCACGTTCGACCGCGACGGCGCCTCAGGTGTCCGCGAGTTCTACGTCGATGGCGCTGCCCAGACCGAGGACGCTATCGAGATCACGGCCCACTGCCCAACCTTCCTCCCTACGGGGATCACCAGCATGTCCGGCTCGACCCTCGAAAACGTCATCGTCGCGATTTCTGAGGACGCCCCGAACAAGGTGTTCACCTACGAGTATTTCTGGAACGGCAACGAGAAACTACAGTCCTCCTGGAGTGACTGGGAGTTCGACGAGGGTGACAACGTCCTCAGCTGCAGCTTCTTCGACAACATCGCCTATTTCGTTATCGAGCGGGCGGATGGCTACCACCTTGAGCGCATGCGCTTCAGGCCGGGCCTGATCGACGAGGGGCTGGACTACTTCACGCTCCTCGACCGGCGGGTGTTCTCCAGCGACCTGGCGCCTACCTACAGTGCCCAGTTCGACCGGACGACCTTCACGCTCCCTTACGATGCCCCCGAGAACACTCAGGTGGTCAGCTTGGTGGGCGATCAGGTCTCACACGCCCCCGGCATCTCGGTCCCGGTGACAGACCGCGGGCAGAACACTGTGTCCGTCTCTGGGGACCTCCGAGACTGGAACCTCGTCATCGGCGTTCCGTACATCTCCGAGTTCGAGCTGACCCGTCCGTACATGCTCACAGGCGCCCCTTCTGGGGGCCTTATCGCCAACACCGA